ATTAAATTACGTTACTGGTACCTGTGCCAATTGCAGTAGGTAAGTTATTACCAATAAAGTTTAATGTACCTGATTGATAGTCAAAGAACCATTGGTCGTCACTGCCAGAACCAGTTTCAAATAATTGTGTTCCGTTAGTTTGTGGCGCACTGTCACCTGATGTAGATGCATATACTTTTAACTGATATGTAGCACCAAACTATGGTGTTATCCTGTTTGTACTACCTGCCTTCCATGTTCTATTATTACTTGATGTTGCATCTTCTGTACACTCTACAGTGTTGCTTAACGTATCAGAATACACAGTTACAAGACTTGAACTTGCAGAAGGTATAACTACTGGAATAGAAGCACTTTGGTTCCATATCTGCGATGGTCTAATAATTGCTTCTGAAACAATTGCTTCGTTGGGAGCCTTTTTATTTGCATTAGTATCAGTTTTAGCCTTACTAAAACCTACCTTCTTCCAAAGTAAATCGACCTTTTGACTGTCTGAAATTGCCATTATGATATACTCACTGCTGTTAATGAGTCTCCTGACTCAAGTTTTATTCTCACAAGAATGTTATTACCTGTAGCACCTGTACCGTTCTGATCACCTAATGTCATTGTGTAAGTTCCACTTGATGAACCACTTGTTGGTATTCTATCACCTGATGTAAATGCACAACCGTTACTGCCATTACCACCTGCACTTGTATCAGCACCTGGAGTACCAGCACCACCGTAAGTGATACTTGAATCTATCCAACCGTTAATAGTACTGGTGTCATCTATGTCAGTGCCTGGAGCCGCTATCCATAATCCGCTAATTGAACCACTTAGTGTGATATCAAAGTTAGCCATTGTGGTTCTTCTAAATGCAAAAGTAAAGTATTGATCTCCACTTCTTCCAGATAAGTCTGGCCCTGCTGGCAAGTAACCTGTGCTTAAATCAGTGTTAAAGTGAGCTAAGTCACCAAAACGTGTTATTGCTTCACTTGTGCCTGCAACTGTTACAGCACCACTCCATGCATTTGTTGTGTAGTAATTAGTTGAACTATTGAAAGTTGGTGTATCGTCTGAACCACCAAAGCCTGTAATTCTTTTACCATCATCATCATGTGTAGCACCTAAACTGTCTGCTACTGGAATGATTTCGCTAACACCACTGCTACTGTTCTTGGTTTGTATTTTCTTGTCTGTGATTTCTGAGTATGAAGATGTTCCGTTAACATTTTCTACTCTCACCTTAATTTGTTCTACACCAGTTTGTCCACCATTTACACTAACTGATAAGTCACCTAAACTGTATGCACTTGATACACCTACGTTAACATTTGGTATACTGCCAGTTAACATTGAACTTGTTCCATCAATCTGTGCATATGAATAACCTTGGTTATTCACAGTTCTACCTGATGTGCCTTCAAAGTTAGTACCGTTAGTGAGGTCTACTGGAGTTGATGTATTCTTATATGTTTGACCTGTTAAGTTCTGTACAGTTAGTCCTGACAATGTTAATGTAGCATTGTTTGTGTAGTAAGGAATACCTGATTCATATGCAAGTGTTCCTGCACTTGATTCAACTAATGTTGCACCACTTGTGCTGATACTTGGACTGCTTGTCATATCATCTTTCACAAATTTTACTGTATTTGTGCTATGCTGTGAACCGTCAAAGTCATGTCTTAATTTAATTTCATGTACACCAGTTGCTACCTCTGAGTTAGTAAATCTTGCTCTTGGCTTGAATCCTTTGTACAAGTTTGGTGTGTAAATACTGCTACTGAAACTTGTACTTGAACCTGAACTGGTTAATAAGTTATAATCACTCTTGTTAATTAATTGTACATTAGCATCAGTGTCACCGTCACCTGCTGTAGCAAGTGTTAATGAACCTGCTTCAGTGTCACCGTCAAACACTTTGATGTCACCGTCATCGCCATCATATGAATATGAATCATCTGCACTTGCAAGGATGTGTGTTCCACCACTGCTGGCTGTGATTCTTGTTACAGTGTCACCTGCACTTGAACTTGATGCATTAAAGTTTTGTGTAAAGCCTACTGCAAGTTTTGGACTTGATCCTGAACTGCTTTCGTCTAATACCAATGTCTTAGTGCTTAAATTGTTTGGCGCCGCTTCTGCTGGATCGTAAACTTTTAGTGAGTCTGATGTTGTTGAACCAACCTCACCTGGATCAGCAGTGTTATGAGCTGTTTGTTGCATTGTGATGGTGTAGGACGAGAAGCCACTATCTGCAGAATATGTGTGACTTACTCGTGATTGTCCTACGTCTCCAGCCTCTCCAGAGGCTACTGAAGTATTGGCGGAGCCATCCCCCCAACTTATTTCGTATGTACATGTTGCTGTACTTGAATTTGTTGTTGTATTTTCAATGTATATTGTTTCACCAGCATCAATGTGTCTATTGTTACCAGTTAATGCACTACCACCACTTGATGCCGCATACAGATCAAAGTCTGCTACAGGCGTTGCAGTGTATAGTGTTATGAAATTGTCTTTTGTTGTACTTGCAGTACTACCTTCACCTGAACCGCTAACATTAAATGCTGTTACGGTTACACTGTATGGTGAGTTAGTATTGTCAGTGTAAGTATGGCTTGGTGTACTATCTGATGTTGCAGTAGTTGTCTGGCCATCTCCCCATGCAATAGTGTATCTGTTTGCACTACCAACAACACTTGTTGATAATGTTACACTTAGAGGGTTACCACCGGAAGTTACGTTAGTAGAAAAATCAACACTTTTAACGAATGTGTTGTTTCTAACGTTTTCTAATGCTTCGTTGATTTTATCTAAACCTTCTGAAACAGTTGTGGTATTAGTTAGTGTTTGTACTGCCCCATCTGTCCAACTTGCATCACCTTCTGCTGAGATGTCGCCAAGTTGTAAGTTGAAACCGTCACTTAAAATACTATCACCAATCGCATCTAATTGTGCTTTGGTAACTAAATCGGAGGCCGTTGTAGCATTTGCTCCTTGAGCTCTTGTTAATGTTGTGCCGTCTTCTGAAGTAAAGACAAACACACTTGTATCTGCATTACCAACAAGTTTAGGGCCTTGTTTACCAAGTTGTAAACTTCTACCTGAACCTGCCAGTCCGTAATCTTTATGTTCTGCCACTTAAAGTACTCCTAAGTTGTATTTTTACATAAGTATTTATCTAATTGCTCGTAACGTTATAGGACTATATTAATGCATTACTTCGACCCAAAATGGAACAATCAAACACTTGATTACGATTTAGAAAAACATGATTGGCCTACTTTTTGGCTTGGCATCGCCAAAGAAAAGTTTCCACAAATAGAATCGTTAGAAACAGTACACAAGATGTTATCACCTACTGACATAAGAGAATTAGGTAGACACTTACAATTTGCTTGTGATAGACCAGAATTCATGGATAGAGTAGATGCATATTATTCACAATATGTGCCAGAACTCATTGATGGCGAAGATTGGATGTTACAGCGATTCTTTACAATTAGAGTAGTTATACCTAATCAAGAAAAAGAAGGCAGACTACTTGCATTCCATCAAGGTGTGTGGGTTGGCAACGGCTTAGGACTTAGAACTATATGGACACCGTTTACTAAATGTTATGAGAGTAACAGTATGCAAATGCTTGAACGTGATATATCAGAACGTATAACACACGATTCAATCAAAGAGGATTGGGACTACGATAAATTGCAAAAAGAATGTGTTAAACATTGTTGGCCTGTTACACTTGACCCAGGTCAAGCTCATTTGTTTGATCAGACAATTGTGCATGGCAATATAAACAACGACACAGATATCACACGTTGGAGCATGGACGGTAGGATATTAATCAAGGGTGGTGACTATCATAGAAAACTACCGGGTGGCTATTTCCGTTTCCCAGGAGAAAGACCAGACGAGAGATCAATTGACACTACTAAGACATGGATTAGTTATGCTGGTTGGAACAGCAAGTGGAGTAAAGAATTACCATTGCCTATGCAACGCAGAGTTATCGATGACTACTGCAATAAGCACGGCATTAAAGTTAACGATAACCAGTTTGAAAACGAATATTTCAATCTCATGCCAGGACTTGAACAATATATTGGCCTGGAAAAGGTTGACGGAATAGTACTTTGTAGTATATACTGTTTACCAGACAATCCATTTAAACGCCACGAATTATTACAGAAGGCACTGGATTGTAATGTAGAATTGCATTTTGCTAATGAGCTATGCAGTTTAAGAAACAATGAAGACATGGAACACATTAAAAAGATATTTGGATTTGTACATGATAATATTCCACCAGACGAGGTATTAGGTTTTAGCAAATGAAATTACATTACAAAGATTGCGGAAAGATAGGATTCACTTGTAGTACATTTGATTTACTACACGCAGGGCATGTAACAATGTTGGAGGAAGCAAAAAGACATTGTGACTTTTTGATTGTTGGATTACAAAACGACCCCACAGAAGATAGACCAGAGAAGAACAAGCCGGTGCAGAGCATTGTTGAAAGACAAATACAATTAGCGGCAGTTAAATATGTAGATGAAATTGTTATCTACAACACAGAACAGGACTTAATGGACTTGTTACTGACACTACCTATTGATGTTCGCATACTGGGTGATGAATATAAAAACAAAGAGTTCACAGGTAAGGATATTGCAAAGCAACGTGGAAGTAAAATAGTGTACAACGGAAGAGATCATTCTTTCAGTAGTAGCAGTTTGCGTAAGCGAGTTTGGCAAGCATCTAATGGCATCGTTAACACAAACAAATAACATACTAAGATAATAAATACATACATGAAAGACACATTCAAAGCAGGCATAATATTATTTGGTGCATTAGTAGTAAGTAGATTCCTACCACTACCAGCAAACAGCGAGCCTTTGTTAGGATTAGCAGTATTGGCACCATATCTAAGTAAAAACAATTTAGCATTTTTGTTTCCTTTAGCAGTGATGTTTATCAGTGACCTATTCATAGGATTCCACAACAGCATGTTAATGACATACAGTGCATTAGCATTAGCACCCTTTATTAGTAGAGCATTAGACAGCAAGTACATGGCATTAGGCAGTAGTTGGTTAGTATGGCATGTAATGGCAAACTTAGGACAATGGTTTCCACCGTTTAGTCCAGAAGCATTATTGTTTGATATGAGACTACTTGCCAGTGGATTAGCAGTGGTAGTAATGTATGACATTGCTGATCGTATGCTAAGCCAAAATTCACAAACTATTAGCAAATAACACTTGACAAGCACTCTATAAGTGCTATAATATCACTATGAAAATCTTACTAAGACTTTTAGACCGATTGGGTCGCAAAAGAGTAATAATGGATAGACTCAGCAATGAGCCATATCTAACCAGATACTACTTGTTTATTAAAGAACGCAAGTGGTTCCCATTCAATATATTTTTACACAATTTTCACAAAGGAGATCCAGATGATTTACATGACCATCCTTGGCCTTATTGCACTATTATCCTTAAAGGTGGGTATTGGGAGCATCAACCGACTGGCGAGCGAAAGTGGAGAGCACCCGGAACTATCCGCTTTGCTGGCAGTCGTAGCCTTCACCGCGTTGAGTTGGAGCCTGGCACTAATGTATGGACTTTATTCATTCCCGGT